GCTTTTCCACCCATGGCTCAGATTAGAGGCCTTCGGTTGTCAACGACGCTCTCAGCTCCTCCTTCACGAAAGACTTTGACTTCACATACATACGATGAGCTAATATCTGCGTTGAAGCTAACTACCAAACCATGGCGACCACTTAAGTCTAGGGATCGGAATTCCATCACCGCGGTGCAACTATTATTCCCCCTCAATGGATATATCGAACCAATGTTCATACTGGAGAAAGACATGAGCTATGAGGATTTTGAGTCTTGGTTATCACCTCTACTTTCAGCTTTGGCGGATCAATTGTTACGGCGTTACCCCATTGCGTCTCACCATGGGCGACTGGTTAATCCATTGCTTTCCAATGCCATCGTCGCGGCCTTTCTATCAAATGTTCCTTACTTGCATGCGCTGGATCATCTTTTTATAATCCGCGGCGTTGTTGAAGACATTCTGGATGTCGGACTTTCCATTCAGAATCATCTGTGGTATGATCGTAGTGCCCTTGTGACGCCAGCTGGTCAGAAGTTCATCCAACTATCTGGTTATCATTTCTCCTCTCAAGATCCTTGTTTGTTTTCAAAGCAACTGCGTTGCTATGGGCTCGTCTATTATTTTCTAGACATGTCGGACTGCATTTCATATTGTCAGCGACATCTCTCCAATTCTACTCCTCTTATTCATTTCGATCGCCCATCTAATGGAGTACATTGCTTGGTCCCTTCCGAATCAACAACTCCAATTGCTGGCTCCCTACCTGTGTCAGCACTCAGTTCTATCTTGCTTGAGTCTTGTATTCAACAATCTCTTCTGAATACTCGAACTCCTACCGGGAGTCCGGTTGTGAGGCAAGTTGAGGTGTTACTACCTATTTCGTCCCCTTTCTTCGAGCGTCAAAATACTTTGGAATACTCCTTATTTGCGCTCTCTAACGCGCTGGTTAATGGCTACCAGCTAATAGACTTACAACCGAATCACCCGGATTGCGCGACTGTAGCCGCTATTTTAGCCAGGCTGATTGATTTTTCGAAGGACATTACTACCATTCGCCCATCTCCCGCGCAATTTAATATTTATGCTGACAGTCCACTGACTTATAGTGGTGAGAACGCTAACTTTATCCGGCGCTTACCCTGCTCTTCTGGGAACCCTATTGGTCCAGTCGTCGTCGGCAAAACTGTTGACCGCGCTATCGGTTGGATGCCTCAATTTGATCCCGCCTCTTCTTACAATCCTGATTTGGCTATGGACTCCTTATCTAAAGCCACGACGCTACCGCTTCGCGCAAAATTTTCGCCCTTCTGGTCTGGTCCAGCTTTATTCTCTTTCGCTTCTTGCGATCGGAAGAATGGAATTTACGATGTCTCTTTCATGTCCCAATTTCCATCTTTGTATTTCAGTGATGATGACACAGCCTCTAGATCCCGGTTCTCTTCCTATCGCGCCGTCAAAGACAGATCTTTGCTGAAGGACACAGCTAACTTACTGTATATCTCGAACTTGGCCAGTTCGCACGATCACCGCCTTATTCCAGACTCGAAGACCATGGTGTACGTTGGGGCTTCAGGTACGCACGCGGATAATCAGCCATCTGTCATCAAGCCTTTACTAAATGGGTCACTTCCGGGCGTCTTTAAACCTCTCTCTGTGAAGCAGATTGGATGGGAGGTGACTAATGGTACTATTTGCGACATTGAGTTACCACTCGCGACAGGCACATTTTTCTTCGTCTACAGCGATGTCGATCAAGTTCAGGCTGGTGACTCCGATCTTGATGCCTCTTCCCGCCGCTTCTGCTCCCAATTGGACATGCTTGTCAAATTGACATACACAGGTGGATCCGTCGTTGCTAAATGTAACTTCCCAACTAATCTCGTTTGGCGGCACCTCTTTACGACCGTTTCTCCATACTTTTCTTCTATTCATCTGCTGAAACCACTAATCGCTAATAATTTGGAGTTGTATGTTCTATTGGCTGAGAAGTTGCCAGTTCCTGAAGCGTCCTTCCTCCCTTCTGCAGATATGGTCGTCTTCTGGAGATCACAGATTCAACGTTATCGAACTTTACGTGATTCTTTTGCTGTAGTTCCCTCGATTGACTCTACTCTTAGCTTGGAAGATGATTTAACTGTTTCTGTTCTGAATTTTGTTGATGTGACTTCTCTCTCATCTGTGGAAGATCAACATGCCCTGGCTGCCTTTTCAGTAATTACTTCATTAGGGTCTCAGAAACTGTCGATTCACCCCTATTTTGATAGTTACCGTACTCAGCTGATCGGGATAATCACTCCCCACTCTCGTAACGTATTGGATAGGCTGGCGTACATACCGCGTGTGTTTCCCTCTACCATTGATGTTCAGCATCGCATCATGTCGTCATCTGACCCTGAGATCTTCGGTTTCCGCTCTACCTATTGGACTCAGCTCTCATTCTTTTATGACAATGCATTGATGCAGATGGATTTCACTGAAGCGAAACATTGGCTTGACTTAGGGACAGGACCTGAAGCTAGGCCTTTATCTTTCTTGCCCTCCGATCTTCCCGTCACCCTGTGTGATACTCGACCTTTCATATTTCCTTCTGGTTGCTGGGCCACGTTCACAGATTTTCTTAGTTACGATTACCTAACCACAAATGTTATTCTCTCGACCGGAGCTGATGTTGTATCTTGCGTTCTCACTTTAGGTGCTGCTTGTGCCGACGCGAACATAACGCTTCATGAGGGAGTTCGCCAGATAGTTTCACAATGTGTGGATGCCAATGTTAAGACGCTCTTCTTACAGCTCAATTGTCCTTTGCCTTCTGCCGGTGATGTGCCCCGTGACGTTTTGGAACTGGTGCAGACTAACTCGACTTACATTTTCCATTCGTTGGGCCGCATTGAACCTTTTATTCCTTACTCTGCTCTTCTTGAGATCGTGGAGGACTTATGCCCGGGTATCGTTGTGGAGATTAAGACGATGGATCCATCTCTTTCGTGGCTCAATTACGCTGTACATTTTAATGCATCTGTTTCTTCCGATGATATAGTGTTGGCTATGCGGTTGTCTCACTTCTGTCCCCTATTCGTGTTTCACTTGAACCGTCATTCAGCTGATTTTCCAGACGATGCGCGCGTAGGCTCTCCTTTTACGGTTTTACTGTCCAATTATGAGGACACGAGCTCTTATGAGGTTACTTTAGATAACGTCACGATTGCTACAATCACTGCTGGATCTCTTGTGGGCTTTTCATCGGGTGTCCAGGTCGCTTCAAAAGATGATCAACTCACTTTAACCATAAACTCTGCCAGTCCTGGAATTTTGTCTATTATTCAGGTGCTCCCGGTGCGTGTCTCTCTTGGCAGCTGTGTGATAGAGGCCCCAGACCCTTCACTGTCCTTGATTTTCCCGGCCAAACTGGACACATCTCTATCGGGCACAGATCTGGAATTGTTCTTATCTGATTGGTATGATGTCGCTTTATTCTATATTGATGAAGCCAACTCTCGTTTGTTGCCGGTGTCGGATACCAAGTACGAAATTTACAGAAAAGATCAAACTCCAGGTACTAGGACGATTAATTATATCTTCGATCGCTCAGATGTCTTCTTCAAAATAGTGTTGTGTGACGTTTCTCCATCAGGAGTTGGCCGATTCATTTATCGCGAGCTACCCGAGTTAAGTTCACCCGTGTGGCCTGAAGACGTTCGCACCTTTCTATCGCTACCTTTCGACTCTCCAATGGTCATTATCTCTCCTGATGGTCCTGTGAACTACGATGGTGCGACTGTGACGCCCCCCACGTCTTGGTTGACAGTTGACGGTAGTACATGCGTTGTCGATGGTCGGCCTTCATTCTTTGTGCCTCCCGGTAGATATGGCCTGGTGAGAGTCTAGACGACCGCGGGCCTCCAGTAGAAGGGTGTTACTCATC